ACGCTAAGGCTACAGCAGCGGTGAGTACGTTGAATACGTCAAATATGTATTCCATTACCACGGTACTCCTGTAGCTTGTGTTGCTGCACGATCAATCTGCGCTTGAACCTTCGCAGTACGCTCCGCTTCAATGCGAGCTTTGTACTCATCAGCGGTTTCGTCGCCTTCTTTGTTCTGCTCCCAGATCCAACCAAGTACATCGCTTTCTTTGAGATCCGCATAGGCAATGTAGCCACTTGCAGACGCATCATAAGTAAAACGAGCTTTGCCGCCTTCAGTTGCACCTTCGCCACCTTCGCCATCGCTCACAGCGACTAGGCTCCAGTAAGCCAGAATGACGCCACCATCAGCGTCTACATGGGTCATGTTGTTAACTGACCAAGTTGTGTTTATAGCCATTTGCTATTCTCCTTTTAATGTCGCTATTTCAGCTTTCAGTTCTTCAATTTGTTCTTGTTGCTCTTGGATGGCTTTAACCAACAAGGGTGTGATTCTTCCGTAGTCCACCTGTTGAGGTTTAATCTCGCCTTTATCGTCTACAGCATCTTTTTCGCCTGTTACTGCGTCTGAAAATACTTCGTCTACTTCGTGAGCTATAAAACCTTCTGAAAAGCTGTCATCTACTTTCCAAGTAAACTGAACAGGTTTAAGTTGATTTAATCTATCCAGCCCGTCTTTCAGCGTTTCCACATTTTCTTTAAGGCGATAGTCTGAACTTGTGTTGAACTGTGTTGCGGTGTTTGTTGCGTTGATTGTTCCAATCGTGGAAGTCCCATTTGATCTAACGTCAAGAACTAAATTAGTAGTTCCTGTCGTTAAATTTTGTGTTTGAATGCCGGGAGTTGACCCTGCATTCATAGACATATCACAAGTTGAAACTGCGTTATTTTTATTAATGCCTACAAAATTGCTTCCAGCATCCACAAACAACATATTAGAATTGCTATCTGAGGCAATTTGAAAATCTTGATCTATAGCATCAGGGTTAATAACTATTTTATTGTCAGTAATCCTCATTCTTTCGCCCAACCCAGAGCCACCGTTGGTATAAAAGAACAACCCACCTTTGTCATCATCTGCGCTGCCTACGTGGTTTCCAGAGATTTGAGAGTTGACAACATCTTCGCCACCGGATCTGTGGCCTGAAAATCTGACGCTAGTCTCACGGCCCGTATTAACGTCTTCGTTGTCGGGGTTAACCATCTCAAAAATAGGAGATGTAGCAGGTTTGCCTGTAAAAATAATGCTTCCTGATGATTTAATCCGAAAGTTTTCATTAGATGTTGAACCAGCATTTCTGCTTCGGAACACTAAATCGCCGTTAAAAGCGCTTTGGTATTCATTAGCAATCATAAAACCAGAGGCTTGTGTTTGCCTTGTTTCTAGTTTGATTGCCGAATATGTTGCTGAGTCGCTAGTATTTATTGCCGTAAAAACAGTATTGGCATCTGTCGTTTGAATGAAGTGATCCGTTGGAATTGATCCGGTGCCACTTGTTGCGGCATGAAGAACCGAGTTTGTTGTGCTAGCGCCTATACCAACACGATCATTGCCAGCGTCAACAAACAACATATTAGCGTTGCCATCAGACTCAACGCGGAAGTCGTAGTCAGCACCTTCCTCATTAATAACCATCTCACCCGTTGAAACATCAAAGGCTGCGGTGTCGAGAGACGAAGATGCAGAAACTCTACAGCGAATACCTTGTCCGACAGTATTATGGTCAATGAACGCAGCACCGCCGGTTCTAAAAATTAAAGTATTGTCAGACAAACCTGTATTGCTGCTTCCTACTAAGACTTCTGTGCTGAAATCACCTTGGCCTGTAACGTTGACGTTTCCATTGACATTCAAAACTCCGCCCAAATCGCTGGCAGTTCCAATGTTTACATGGTCATTCCCAGCATCAACAAACAGCATATTGGCGTTGCCGTTTGACTCGACGCGGAAGTCTAGGTCTTGACCTTCTTCATTAAAAACGGCTTGTGTAGCGTTAATTTTGAGACGCTCTCTGTTTGTGCCATTAAGTATTGCATTGAAAACTAATTGCCCATCTTCAGTGCCATTTGTAACATCTGCGGAAGTTCCTTTAATCTGGGCGTACTGAGTCATAGTGCCGCCATCGTCGTTACCGTGGAAGCGTATATCTCCTAGAACATCATTGTCAGCAGCAGTCTCACTAGCTTTTTGGAAAATAAAGATATTGCCATCAGCACCAGCGTTGGTGTTATACATTCGTGCTACTGTATTAGTGCCAGAGCCGTGTATTGAAAGAACATCGCCTGTTTGTTGGGTTCCTCCACCTATGTTTACGACATCATTCCCAGAATCTATGAACAACATATTCTGGTTGCCAGTTGACTCTACTCGTAAGTCCATGTCAGCGGCAGACTGATTGAAAACAATAGTCCCGTCAAAAGCTACATGGTCTACACCACCCGCAACAATTCGTATGTCGTTCGCGCCAGCAAACTTAAAATGAGTATCTGTATCCCCTGTATGACTTAATTTTTCTGCAATAAAAACTTCGCCAGCAACTGTAAGCGTAGAAGCCATATCCACAGCACCATCAATGTCCACAACATCTAGGTTAGTGGTGCCATCAACGTCTATGTCGCCTGAGATGTCTAACGTAGCAGCATCTAGCTCACCAGTAATAGTAAAGTTACGAATGCCTGTATAGTCTTTATTAGAATCAAGTATAACAGCCTTAGAAGCTACTGCTGTACCTATTGCTGTGCTACCAAGGTCTAGTGCGTTTAGTTCGCCTAGTACTGCTGTAATGCCATCTAAAGTATTTATCTCAGCCGCTGTTACTGTTACACCATCAAGGATGTTTAATTCAGCAGCCGTTGCTGTGACACCATCCATTATGTTTAATTCAGCAGCCGTTGCTGTAACACCATCTAAAATGTTAAGTTCAGCAGTAGTGGACGTTACACCATCTAATATATTTAACTCTGCGGCAGTAGATGTTACTCCGTCCAGAATGTTTAGTTCTGCTGCTGTACTAGTTACTGTAGTACCGTTGATAGACAACGCATCAGTTTCTAAAGTGCCATCAATATCAACATCACCAGAGATGTCTAAAGAGGCTACTACAGCCGTACCTGTAAGCGTAGGTGCAGTTAGTGATTTATTCGTAAGAGTCTGTGAGCCAGTAAGCGTTGCTACTGTACTGTCAATAGCAAAGGTCACAGCATTACCAGAGCCACTAGTATCAATACCAGTACCACCAGTAAACGTCAGAGTCTCTGAGTCTAGGTCTATGCTCAGTGCGCCACCAGAGTCTGCTTGGAAGTCTAAGTCTTCAGCAGTAATCTGTGCGTCTACATAAGCCTTAATAGACTGTTGAGAAGCAATACCTGTAGCACTGTTGGAAGACATATCGTCTTCATCAAGGAATGCTTTACCATCTAGAATGTTTAGCTCTGCTGCTGTAGATGTAACACCGTCAAGGATGTTTAGTTCTGCTGTAGTGCTAGTTACACCATCAAGTATATTTAGTTCAGCGGCTGTGCTTGTAACGCCATCAAGTATGTTGAGTTCCGCTGCCGTAGCCGTAACCGTTGTGCCATTAATAGACAGTGCATCAGTCTCCAACGTACCGTCAATGTCAGCGTCGCCTGAAATGTCAAGAGATCCTGCATCTAGTTCTCCAGTAAGTGTAATGTTACGAAAGCTAGATACATCTTTATTTGCATCTACTGTTACGACTTTACTAGCTACTACTGTACCTACAGCAGATCCAGTATCGTTATAATTAAGTTCTGTTGTGGTAGCTGTAACGCCATCTAAAAGATTTATTTCTGCTGCTGTAGATGTTACACCATCCATAATGTTAAGTTCAGCAGCGGTAGCTGTAATTGCAGTACCGTTGAAGTTTATAGCGTCTGCATAAACTGTACCGTCAAAGTAACCATCTTTAAATTCTAAAGAGCTAGTACCAAGGTCAATATCATTATCTGTAACAGGCACAATAGCGCCATCCTGAATGCGTACTTGCTCAACTGCACTACTAGATACCTCTACGAAAAAGCCTACTCTGTTATTTGTTCCGTCTACTACAACCTTATTAAGAAAATCTAAATCACCAATCTGAGGTACGTTACCGCCTTGCCCAGTAGATCCATCGTGTCTATGACCAGTAGAAGATGCACTAGATGATGAATATGCAAAAGCATTTACTAGTTGATTATATTCATTGTTAAATAGTGCTGCTGTGATAGTATCTCCATCAGCCATAGAACTCTGTCTAGTATAATTCTGAGCCATTTATTATCTCCTACCTGATGGCATGTAATCTATATAAAGACCATTTACAGCATAAGCTGACTTTTGATCTTCACTTGTAATTCTAAAACTGCAAGTATTTCCAGAGCCTTCTAGTGTAATCCTTTCCATAGGATCACTAGTTGCTCCAAATGTAACTGCATTAAAAGCTGCTGTACCAAAGATTGCTGGAAGAGCAATAGTACTAACTGCAAAGGGTTCTGGTTGAGGTATTGCAGGATCTTCATAGTCATACCTAACTCTAAAACTAGGTTCTACTGCTCCCTCTGGACTAAAAGAAACTCTTGCATATTTAAGAGTCTTTCTAGTCCCTACATCACCAAAGTCAAAATCTGGTGTTTGATATACAGCATCTATATCTTTTGCTGCACCTGAACTATGAAAAGCATTGCCTGAAAGATGGTTGTATATGTATCCATCTTTATCACCATGATATACTTGTTCTATACCATCTTTATCTAAATCTGATACAAACCCTAGTGCTTGAATACCTAATGTCTCTGACCACGCAAAACCATTAGATGTTAAAGTACCAATAATGCCTCTAGCTATTGTAGGACTTTCTGTATTTTTAGAATAAAATAAACGATATTGTGATTTACTTCTTAGTACACCACTAGTTATTATAAATCCTGAATCTGCTGCAATATCAGATATAAGACTTTGTATTTGTCTACTTACAGATCCTAACTCTACATCACTATTTCTTTCTGTACCTGCAACTGTACGTACTCCATCTGGAGCAAGAAATAATAAATCACCACCTATTTCTTGAATACTTCCACCAGATACACACCCTACGTTTGTTGTAATAGGCACAACTGCTACATTACTAGAGTCGTTTATGTTTACAAGCTTATGAATACTATTCTTACAAAAAATAATCAAATCACTACGGAAGCTTGCTAGTCCTACTACAGCATCTTCAATTACAATGCTTCCTGCGCCGCTTCCAGTAAAACTATCAATATCATTAGTGCTACTATAGAATATAGTATTTTTAGCTGTAGAAGCTCCTGCAACTACTAAGTGTTTATCATGTATTACACCAATAGTAGGGGCTGTAGTCCCACTTACTGTTATTTCTTTTGCAAAAAATGTACGATCAGTTAATGCTCCTGTGCCTGTCATTTGAAATAAAAATGGTTCGTTTACGCCATCACAAATAACTAGCTCACCATAATCTGATGTACCTTCATATAAAGAAAAACTGCATCGTCCTTGAGAAGTACGTGCAGCTACTGAGCGTCCTGTAAATGTAGAGTAATTATCTCCTGATCCAGATACACTTGCTCTGTTTATTTGTAGCCAAGTACTTTCACCATCTTGACTAAAAAATATTCCTGTGCCTGAACAAACAATTACACCATCTGCATACACTGCCATGCCAAGAATAGTTTCACTACTATTAGGTCTAGTATCACCAAACTCTGTAAAGCCATCTACTCGTCTGTAACCACCATCAGGATCTACTTCAAAGTTTCTAAGGCGTGTAGCAAAACCAGGCTGAGAAAGCATTTCTAGCTGGTTTAAGTTGACGTTTAAGCCGCCTTTGCAAGAAAATCCCCAAGGCTGTGACACTACACAAACCTCACACGATCATCTTTAAAGTATCCAGGAGTAGGTTCCATTAAATGAAGTTTCATTAAACGTAGACCACGCTTATAATCTTCAAGAGCAAAAGCTGCTGCTTGTGAATCTTCTTTAAACTGATGCACATAGTATCTAGCCCTAGCTAGTAATACTGTTTTGTACACATCTGGGAATACTGTTTCGTCACCAAAAGCATCTAAGGCTGTAGGTAAGTTAAAAGCAAAATACCATACACGATATACTTTATCAGGAATAGGACTTACTCCAAACTTACGACCATCAGGACTTTTTATTATACGACGAGGTACAGCATACTGTTGAGTATCAGCATCATCTAAGTTTTCACCTAGACGATAAAAGTCTTTCCACTCTTCAGTAGTTACAAAGCGAAGATTACGTGCTTCATATGGAGCAGATTCTCCACTCACACCCACTGTAGTTAAATAAAAGTTGTCCCAATCAATGTAGCCATAGTCACTTGTTAGTGAAGAACTAGCTGGTTTTAGTTCGTACCAGCGTGTTCCTGCTACAGTTTCAATGTACACATTTCCATACATAGGATCAGTAGCACCGCTTTCTGCTGTAGCTAAAAAAGGCCACTGAGGTTCTTCATTAACTATGTCAAAATATGCTCTGTTAATTACATCTTTAACATGCTGCTGTACGCCAATAGCATTTGCAAAAGTTGAAGAAGTCAACGCAACTTCATTCATCTCTCGCAGTATTTCGTTAGTCAATGAAAGATAAGTAGCCATTATTTTTTATGTACCTTCTGTATATCAAAATTAGCAGTTAAAGAGGCACCTTTGTGAGGTGTAAATTTACCTGTGTGTTTCATTAACTTATAACCACCTTTAGATTGTTTCATCCA